CAAGCGGCGTAGGCGTGCCGGTGAATCCGTTTGTGCTGTAATCGTCCAGGCACTTCACCCGGAAGCCAGCGAACTTTCCGTAGGCGCGGTGGTACAGCGATATCACACGCGCCCACAGGTCGGCCTGTGTGGTCGTGAAGTTCACGTGGAACGAGCGCACCGGGAACGGCTGTACAAGCTTGCGATACTCGGCGCCACCGGCGGTCTGCGTGATCAGCACGGTGTAGTCGTCTGCCCATGACGCACCGAGGCGCACATCTAGGGGCAAGCGCTCCTCTAGGAAACTAGCCATACCGCTTCACCCCCTGAATCGCAGCCATGGCCTCGCGGGCACCCTGGCCAGCGGCGCGGCGCACATCGGGCGCGTTGCTGTTGCCGTTCACATGCACAGTGATGTTGACCGGAGTATCTGCCGCCCTGGTGTTCTGCGCCGCGGGGACGATCTTCTCGCCCTGGTGAATTTTTGCCACCATGTCGCGAGGCACGTAGTCGGTACCGACAGCAAACCCGGGAAGCGTGAACAGGCTTTCGATGGAGAACATGCCGCCTGCGGCAGCGCCTCCCGCTGAAACAGTCGCCGCAGACGGCGCAGCAGAACCGCCCACGCCCAACATTCCGAGCAGACTGGTCATCAGGCCACCACTGGCTGGCGTGCCGACGGCGCCGAACAGGCGCTTGCCGAGGTCTGCCGCGACCGCATCTGCAATCATGCGCTGGATCACCTGGCCAAAGCTCGCGAGCATGCCTTTCACGCCTTTCTCGAACGGGTTGAACAGGAAGTCGGCCATGGCGCCCTCGATGCCGCGATAGGCATTGGTGAACATGTCCTCGGTTTTCTTTGCGACGTTCCGCGAGGTCTCCATGTAGTTGTCGAAAGCCCGCTGTGCGCCAGCGACCCAATCCTCGTCGGCAGCGCGCCGCGCTTTCAGGTCCTTGAGCATGCTGCTCGTCGCGTCGGATGACGCCTGGCGCAGTTTGTCTTGGGCTGCGATAGACAATGGCAGGTGCGACTGTTCGGCTTGCGCGATCATGTTTTCGACCATCAGCGCGTTTCGTCTGGCGATGGTCAGTTGCTCTTGCTCGTATGTCGTCTTGCCCATGATGGCCGTCTGGAACTGATACTCGTCACTGGTTTTTCGCAGGCTGTCGGTAAACTTTTCAAGCTGGTTCGCCTCGACAGAAGTCCGGTACTGGTCGATCTTTTCAGCGGCTGTCGCAAACCGTTTCGACGTTTCCGAGACACCTTCCTTGAGCGCTGCCTGCGAAAGCTTCAAGCGCATCGCTGAGTACTCTGACTCGTCCTGGCGCTTGATCATTTTGTCGATCTGGTCAACGTAGGTGTCAAATGCGCTGGTATTGTCGGCGGACACACGAACATTGACCTTGTTGCCCTTTGGCTCTCGCGACTGGTGATCAAGACCAGGTTTTGCTTCTTCGGCGGCGGCACGCACCTTGGCTTGTGCTGCAGAGGCACCGAGGGTTGCCCGCAACCGATCAGCGTACAACGTCGTCGGTTCTCGGTTTCTTGCCAGGCGCGCATCGAGAGCAGCAAACGCCTTCCTCTGCTCGGCTTCCAACTCATCATACAGTTCAACTTTTTGAGAGAAAGACGTGTTGGTGTTTGCTGCGATGGCTGCAATTCCGGACAAGCCCTTGATGTTCTGGCCGAGCCTTTCAATAGGCGTAGCCACTTCCACTGCGATGTGCTTGATGAGGCTCATCTCGTCCAGCAAATGCGCCACAGCCATAGCGCCGGTTTCCGCCCATGACCGGATAGACCCATCAGCGGCCAGGTCTTTCACCGCCTTCTGTACCCCGGTCGTTTCGTTCTTGGCGCCCAGAAGCACTTTCACGAGATCGCTGACAACAGGCAAAACCTGGACAGCAATGACTTTGTACAGGGCATCCTTTGCTGCCGTCAGCTGGTTCACCGTCCGAATGTACTCCCGAGCCTCGTTTGCCTGCTCAGTCGTGCTCTTCGCAACCAAGTCGCCGCTTTCAGCCAGCGCTTTCAAGACCACAAGCTGCTCAGCGCCTGATTTCCCGAAAACGTCCTGCGCCCATGCGGTTTTTCCAAGTCCGTCACGGTACTCGTTGAGCTTGTCCGCGATGAGCTTGTAGGCTTCGGCCGGGTCCATCTTGCGCATGTTTTCAGCAGACAAGCCGACTTCCGCCAGGGCGTGCGCCGCACCCTTTGACTCATCGTCGGCGCCGGCCAGAGCCTTGGACAGGCGAGTGATGCCGCCTTCGACCAAGTCCATGCTTTGGCCTGTCATCTTGGCTACGCCGGCCAGAGCAGACAGGTTTTCGACGCTGGCACCGGTCTTTTCGCTCATGTCCTTGAGTCCGGCCAGAGACTGCGTAACCGACTCGAACTTCGAGACCAGCGTGTTGATGCCGACACCGGCAGAGATGCCGACAATCGCCATGCCGAGCGCTTTGGTAGCGCTGGCCGCCATGTTTCCGGCTTTTTCGATGCGCTCAAATGCGCCCTTGGCTACCGATTCTGCCTTCTTGAGATCGGTTTCGAAGCGGGCAATGTTTGCCTCAAGCGAGACAACGAGAGATCCGAGGTTAGCCATTGGGGCATCCGAAAAGTGACGTGCGAATCAAGTCTGCTTGAGCCTCTGGACTGGCCATCAGAACAGGCTCAGGTGCGTGCAGGCGCTGCGATTCGAGCGATGGCATGTAGTCGGCGGGCTGTGCCGGTTCTGTGCCTTCTGCGCGCTGCTTGCCAGCATAGTTTGCGATGGTGGAGCAGATCATTCCCGCCCGGAAATCGTCACGCTTTTCACCGATCGGCTCGATTTGCAGGAAGGCATACCATTCCGCCATCTGCAGACTATTCAGGCTGGCCAGCAAATGATCAGGGTGAAGAATGCCAAGAGCCAGACACAGGCTGAACTGCTGGCGCCGCCTGTGCCCGGCCGTTAGTTTTTTGCGATGGCAGCTTCTGCCGCTTGGCCAATGCCGTTCAGCCGCTGCGCCACGTCGAACAGCCTGTCGAGAGCGGCCGAGGATTTCCCGCCCAGGATGGCTGCGTCGTTCTCAGAGAACAAGCGCGCTCCGTTCTCATCGACAATCGCCAGGGAGAGTAGGCGCGCCCGAAGATTGGACAGGTTTCGCTGACCACCTTCGCCGACAAGACCACCTTCGAAAGCGTCCCGCTCCGATCCAGTGATCGTGCGGACCCGGACATCGCCGCCCCATTCCGGGACGGAAACGTCCTCTGTCTTGAGGTCCTGCGCCGAGAGAATTTCCGATTTGCTGAGCAGTCCCATGATTAGCTCCAGGTCACGGCGCCAGAGATGCGCAGTTGTGAAGACGATTTGACGAGCGCATCGACAGCGCCGTTTACCGGCATTGATTTGGCGTATGCGGTGAAAGTGGCAGTCGGCGTGCTGCCGCTCGGCAGAATCAGCTTGTATGTCTTGGCTGTTCCAGCCACCGCGGATGCGCGCAATGCAAGTTGGCCAGCGTCGGAGTTGTCAAGGTCGAAATCGATCTGGAAATTCGAGGAATCGGTCAGACCAAGCAAGAATTCTTTGGCTGTCGAAGCCATATTCGAGCTTTCGATTTCAGTGGCCTGGCCGTCGAAGCCGGAGTAGCTCTTGACGTTCTTGATTGCCGTGTAGGTCGTCGGCGTTGCGGTACCGCCGCTGGTGTAGGCCAGGGTGAGCGAGTTGTACTCCACAGCGAAAGTGTTGGCCGTGACGTTTTTGACTACGTAGCTCGCCCCGTTCATTGCCGAGATGGTTCCCACCAAGCTTGCAATCGCGACCACATCGCCGTTCGACAGGCCGTGCGCAGTGGATGTGAAAATCGTCGGGAAGCCGATCGCGGCGGCGGTGATGGTCTTGGCGCCCCCGGTACCGGTGGCGATTTGCAAGATACTGCCCTGTGCTGAGATTGCGGTGGATGGCATTTGGAATGCTCCTTAAAGTGCCCAGATGGAAAAGTCTTGTGATACCCGATACAGCTTGGTGTCGTCCTCGTAGAAATCCTGCTCGGACAACTTGACGCTGGTGAGTCCCGAGGCAGAGATAGCAGCCTCAATTGATGCCGCCGTCGCATCTGCGGTGGCGTAGCTAGTGGCATAGACGTCGATCTGCACTCGCGTGTTTTGGAGAGTGCTGGCGCCTTCCATTGCGTTGTTGGTCACGCTGGTTACTCGCCCCCAGACGATGTAGGGCGGTACCGTGTTTTGAGGAGCGCGTTGGTTCCACGCACCGCCAGATGCTAGACCGGCGAGCGCCGCTTTCAGGCTGGATTGAAGACTCATGCTTTCCTCCAGGCAAGTCCGGCCGCCTTTGCGATCTCAGGCATTTTTTCCGCCAGTACATCCTGCATGGCCTTGATGGCGTCGTCTTTCCTTGCCTCTAAAGCCGGCCGCATGAACGGGCGCTTGTCCATCTTGCTCGTGCCAAACTCCAGGAAATACCAGTAATAGGCGTCGAACTTTCCGTATGCCTTGACCGTCTTGGTGCCTCGTCCATTCTTGTTCATCGCCTGGCGGACAAACACATGGAAAACCTCGACGCCATACTTGCTGCGCTTGTTCGAGCGACCGAGCGCAATAGCGCGGCGCAGCGTTCCAGTCCGGACGTGCGGATTGTCTTTCGAGACGTTGACTCTCGCCTCGTCACGGATCACTTTGCCCGCAGCAGAAACAGTGGCTCGCAGGTATTTCCGGCTGATGTTCTTCGGCATTTCCCGAAGCGCCGCGGCGAACTCGGACAGGCCCTCGATCCTGACCTCGCTAGCCATTCGTCAGGCCCTCGGAAACGGACAGCACTATCCAGTAGTGCGCCTCTTCGACGTCGATCGACGCGCCGACGTTGAAGTACCTGCCGGAGTAGACAACCCGCATGGCTGCGACCGCCAGCGAGCTTGCGAACGTCGTCTGATAGCGGATCACGATTTGATGGCTTATCTCGGCATACGTGGATTGAGCGATCTGCAGCTCCCGACCAGCCAGCGGATGCACATGCGCCCAGACGGTTGCCACATCGCTCCAAGTTGAGACTGGCGCTCCAGAATCGTCTTGCGTGATCACGCATTGCTGGATGGTGATGCGCTTGTCGAGTGCACCCACCGGCGCCGAGCGCCCGGGCTGGAATGCTGATGCTTGCATCAGGCAACTCGCCAGACGCGCTCAGAATCGAGCAGAGCATCGAGGTACGGCAACGTTTTGAGGTTGCTCATGTCAAGCCCGGACGGGTTCTGTAGCGCCTGGCAAACGTGGGCAGTTATCCACAACTTGAGATTGTTCGGCACGTCGCTGGCAGCGGGCCCGTAGCCGCACGTGTAGCGGATGCGGACCGCGTTGGCAAATTCGCCGGCCGTTGGCCAGATCGTTACCGGAAGCAGCCAGCATGGCGTGCTGTCAGCGTCGAGAGCATAGTCAGTGCTGGCGAGCGTCTGTTGCACTCCGTCGACGTCAAGGTATTTTACGCTGACAACGCTTTGCACATCGGGCACCCACAGATCGACGTCGTCGGATGGAAATGCGTCCAGAACCAGTTCGGCGGTCTGGGTGGTCAGGTATCGGCCGAGAAGATTTTCACACTTAGCCCGAAAGGCCGGGATCAACGTGCCGTTGATGTACGCATCGAACGTCGATCCGTCCAGGCGCAATGGAATGGCGATATCTGCGGCGGTCATCGGCTCGACCGAAGGTGGTATTACGATGCTCATGGACATGGTCTGCGCCCGGTGCTGAGTTGCTGTGGTCTGCTGTGCTTCTGCAGATTGGCATGCTTCTCCTTGGATTGCCCTCGAGGAGCTACAGGAACTAGAGACGTTCCGTCGTAAGTATAGCGCGGGTCGTCGTAGAGCACGCCCGGCTCATCGTATTGGATGCTCATTCGAGGGTGGCTCCATAAGCAAACAGTTCTTCAATCTGCGCTTCGGTGACGCCGATCGCCGCGGCCATTTCGAGCACTTTGGGGTGCGAGCGGTGAAACTCGGTGGCTGCGTCCATGATGATTCGGTCGCGTTCTGGCAGGGAGGCTTTCAGTGCCTGGACTGCGGGCAGCAGGCCTTTGTCGTAGATTATCATCAGTCCTCCCCGAGCCGATCACGGAAATCAACAGGCGGGGGTTCCTCGACAATGGCCGCATCACGTTCCGCCGCCAGTGCCATGTACAGCGACCACAGCACGGCATACACCTCGCCGTGGCTGAGGGTGGCGCCGACAGGGTTGCCCGTAGTCGGGTCGAGCAACGGGAACGTAGCAGACGGATCGGTGAAATCTTTGTGGATCGCCCCTGCCGGGGTGCCTATCGAAGTGCCATCGGCAAGCGCAATACGCCTTTCCTCGTCGAAGCGGATCGACGGGGTTGCGCCGCTCGGGTTGTTGATCTCGATGTGCAGGCAGCGCTGCCATGACTCGCCGGTGACGGTGGATTGCTTGTAGTCCATGTTGATATCCTTATGCGAGTGTCAGAGACGCTGAGCGCACAGTGCCGTCCGTGCCTTTGAGTCGGAAGGTGAGCGAGGTATTGCTGGTGGCCTCAACCGTCAGCTCTCCATTGACTGTCGGCACCGACGACGCGGCCGGAGTCAGAATCGGAGTGCCGAACGCCTTGAATGTGAGCGTGGACGAATTGCCGATGACGCTTGTATTGCTGCCCAGCCCAACTGCGTTGTAACCAACAACTACTTGGTTGGTTTGACCAGACGCCAGAGGCTTTGTGTTGTAGCCGATAAACGTGGAGTTGTCGCAAGCCGCGTTAGCCGTCGTTCCATCAGCGATGTAACGACCCGCATTAGCACCTACTGCAGCATTGTTTGATCCGGTGCTCTGTGAAAACAATACACTAAGGCCAATACCTGTGTTGTTTGCGCCAGCGGTATTCCCTTCCAACGCGGAATTGCCAAAAGCGCAGTTGTTTGACCCGGTAGTGGCGCTGTAGAGAGAGAGATTACCAAAGCCGGAGTTATTAGATCCAGATGTAAGTTTATACGATGAGCTATAGCCGAATGTTGAGTTGTTTGAACCAACCGTACATGCCCCCAAAGCATAATATCCAACCCCAGAGTTATTCACGCCGGTTGTCAATGCCTGCAGGGTGTAGTAGCCAAATGCGGCGCATCCGGTCGATGAGATAATAGACCTGCCCGCTCCACCTCCAGCTATTGAGTTTGATAGTCCGATGCCGCCGCTTCGTATTTCAAATCCGGTAGTGCCATCTGAGTTCTGAATAACATTGACAGCCTTAGCACTGCCAAGCGTCACGTTTTTGACGATGATCGCGTCAATCGCTCCGTCAAATGTGCTAGTAGGCGTAAGCGTGAGCGCTACCGCGCCCGACGCTGCCGCGACCAGTGTCTTTTTGTACGTAGTATTGCTACCAAAAGTAGTCGTAGAGCCGCTATCGACCATGCTGACCGAGCCAACACTCACAGATATCGTCCCTGCTGTTCTGCCAGTAATGGTCAGTTCGATGTAATACGTATTGCCTGAAGTAACCGTTATATTCTGTGACAGCGTGCTCGCCGATCCAGGCGTGTGCAACGCTGTGCCAGCGGACCAACTCCAGCTTGATCCGGAATCCGTCCAGCCGGATAAGTCGGTGGTGAATGCGCCGTTGGTAACCAGTTCAGCGCCAAGAGTGGCGGTGGATTGGACACCCTTGAAAATATACTGCCCACCTGTGGCGCTGTAGGTCACTGCGCCGAGGTTTGAAACAGTCATGCTGAGGTAGGTTGCCGCGTCGTATCCGATACGCTGCTGTTCGTTTGTATCGACAACATGAAGGCGAGCCGAGGGGTTTGCCGTGCCCAGGCCTAGATCGTTGTTGGTTTCATCATAAGCAGACGTGCCGAACAGAATCTTGCCCTTGGTGGCGTGGGCCGTGCTGCGCAGCGTCAGCGTCTCGCTGGCTGCGGTGCCACCGTTGAGCGTCTGGCCGCCTGCGATACCAGCCAGCGTTGCGAACACGGACTGCAACGCCGTCTTGATGCTCGACCAGGACAGCTTTTTGAGGACGCCCCCTGCGGCGCTATCGGACAGGCCGACAAGATCGGCATCGACCGGCGTTGTCTTGGCAGTCAGTGCGGCAATCGCAGCCCCTTCGCCATCGGCGGACACGCGGTATGTGAGAGATGCCGGGTCTGTGCTGCCGGTAATGCCCACGCGAACCTGCAAGGCTTCAATCGCGTCGTTGGCATTGGTGTGCTGCGCAGCGTGGCTGACTACAGCCATGCTGTCCGAACCCAGCGGGTTGGTCAGCGAATCCAGTGCGCCGGGGAAAAGTGTGGTCATCGCGTTTTCTGTCGGGTTGGGTTATTGCCGTACTGCCTGGATGTGCTGCTCGGAAATCGGAGCAGAATGGTCGTAGCTGCGCTCGATCTGCTCCGCTGTCGGAAGCGTCTCTCGTGGAGTCCTGGCAATGGTCACGACGCCAGAATCATCACGACCGATATCAAGGTCGAGCGTGTCGTAGCCGTAGAACCGATCCGCCTGAGAGTGATACGCATCCATCAAGCTGGTCGTTTTCGGCAACGCAATCTCGACGCCCATCTCAGCGGCAATCCCGAGCCAGAATTCGACGCAAGCCCTGCCCTTTTCGGCGTGCGTCGCTTTGTCGTAGGTGAAATCCATGCCGAAAATGCTGAGCTTCTTCGCCCCATGGAACAGAGCGAGCGCAACCGCATAGGCTGCCGTGCTGTTGAAATAGCCCATCGGGAAGCGCTGCAGAACCTCAGCCAGAGGAAATTCGACGAGGGATGGATAGTCCGGATGCGCGCGGCTGGTCATTACCGGCGTTTTCGTCACGGCTATCCAGTCAAGCATGCTCGCGATGTTGGATTGCGGGTTGGCATCGACCCTGATTTCCTGGATGCGCACGTCGTCCATGTGGATGACCATGTCGCACGCGAACACATCGCCGAGCGCGTTGATGCACCACGTCTGATCGCAGTACGCATGCCGGCCGCCGAGGCGTTTCGCGATTTCCAGATACTGATTTGCCGACGGCCCGAGTCCGACTATTGAGATATGCATGCGCGCTCCGGAAAGAAAGCGGCGGCCGAAGCCGCCGGCGTTGCTGGATTACGGGTTGCTGACCGGCACGACAGCCGGGTTGAACAGAATTGCGTCCACTGAAACGCATCCGACCGAAGTCACGCCCGTCTGGACGACGAATGCCTGAACGTAGCGTTTGTTGCCCTTGTAGCCGACCCGCTTGCTGACCTCCTTGGTCGTTCCGGCCGCGCGGGGCGTTGCGGCTGGCAGGCTGGCCAGCAACTCGGTACCCAACAGATCGGCGTCCGCTACGCTGGTCATGGTGCCGGTGACGTCGCCCTCCTTGATCACAAGGGTGGCCACTGTGCCGGTCGTCACCACGGAGCCATATGCCGCGATGAACTCGACGCCACCGTAACCTTGTCGGTCGATCATCAATCCGGTCTTGGTCGCGTTCGCGCCGATGGCTGCCGGGATGATGGCCTGGAGTACCTTAATGTTGTTGTGCAGATCACTGCTTTTCATGGTTCTGGATCCTTTGTGCAAATTTGGAACTGAAAACGGCCGCTTTTACACGGCCGATCTGGTGATATGCCTGGCCTCGATTACGAGGCAGAGAACTTGATGAACTTCACCGCTTCCGTGTTTATCGCGCCGCCGCCCACCCGCTTGGTGCTGTAGAACACCACGTACGGCTTGGCAGTGAAGGGGTCGCGAAGCGTGCGGATGCCGATGCGATCCACGATCGTATAAGCCTCGCGGAAATCACCGAAGGCAACCGAAAGCGAGTTCGCTGCGATGGCCGGCATGTACTGGTCGATGCGCAGGGGATAGCCGTTCAGTTTCTCGGGCTGTGAGACTTGGTTGCTTGGCTCCCAGAGATACCGGTCGCTGGTCGATTCCTTCATCTTGCGCAACTTGGTGCGGGCTTCGCGGCGCATTACCCACTGAGCGTTGGGCAGGTACATGTCTTTGAAAGCGCCTTGCACGTCGTGCAGAATGTCAAGCTTGGTCGTGTGGAAATCGCCAGACGCACCGGTCGGGAGGTACTGAAACTGCCCCCATGCGCGCGTGTCGTCGGCGGTGTTGACCGTGGTGTAGGTGGTCAAGCCGCGAGGCTGGCCGACGCCTGTGCCCGTCCAGAAAGCCGCGCCCTCGACCCGAGCCATCTTGTCTGCGACCTTGGATGCAAGCCAATTTTCGACGTTGACCGCGGCATCATCGAGCAGCTTCTGCGTTGCTTTCGGCTGAGCGTACATCTCGAATGCTTCGATTTCCCACTTGCCGACCTGCGGCGTATTGGTGTCCGAACGCGTGCCGATTTCCGAAACCCATCCGGCGTCTGCTTCGTTGTTGTCGATGATCCCGTCGATCTTGCTGGTGCTGATGGATTGCACATCGCAGATCTGGCGCATGATGCTATGCTCGAAGATCTTGGTGATGACGCGCCCCGCGGTGGAGTTGGGCAGGAAATAGCCACCGTCCGGGTCGGATCCGACCTGCAGCGCTTTCTGCTCATCAGATGACATGTGCTCCAGACGAACGCCGACGATCTGCTTGAAAAATCCGCTCTTGTATGCGGCATAGGTCTTTGCATCGACTTCGCCCATCATGGATTTGCCGCGTGCCAGCAAATCAGCACGAAGCGCCAGGTTGAAGCCCTTGACCTCTTCCGCCATTGAAGCGTCCGCCTTGACGTCGCAGTCAGGCCGCTGCATCTTGGCGACGACGGCGTCGAACTCGGCTTTCATGTCCGCGAGTTTGTCCAGGTCAGCGCTCACCCGGGCCAACTTGGTCTCCAGGTCACCGAACGCCTTGCCGTCGGCCTTTGCCTTGATCAAAGCGTCGTTGGTTTTCTTGAATTCCTCCCAGGCCTGGCCCTGTTCTTCGATGATCTTCTTGATTTCGATCAGTTCGATATCGCCGACCATGAACAGCATTCCGGCACCGGCAAGCATTTCATGCGGGATCAGTGGATAGCCAGCGAAGGCAGAAACTGCGGAAATGACCATGAAAATGGCCAAAAAACTCTTGTAATGAATCGATTTCATGCGATTTTTTCCTTAGGAAGTGATTAAAGCGGTGTTTTTGCGCAGCATCTGCGTTATTTCGTTGAGCCCTACGGAATCGCTCCGTTTTGCTTTCACGATGCGAGAGACAAGGAACGTGGCTTCGCGCCTGGACAGGCCACATGCATCACGCAGGTAGCGCTCGGCGTCTGCCAGAGTCTCGATCTCTTCAAACGACTTGACCCCGGTCACGCGCGCCTTGCCATTTGCTGGGCGAGTGACCGGCGAGATTTCGATCAAATCGATGCGTTTCAGGCGGCGCTTCGGCTCTTCCGGAGTGCTGCGAGGAATGCTTTCCTTAGCGATGTAGCCGATGCTCAAGCCGTCAATGGCTGGTCTCGGATCCATTTTCATCAGCTTGTACATCTCCAGGCCGCGAGGCGTATCCGCCAGCACGCCATCCACTTTCAGGCCGTGACCATCTTCGGAAAGGCCTGTCCACACGCCGATAGGTGTCAGGTCCTGCGAGGTCACGCCCAACCCACCGTGTTGAGACAGCATCGCCGGCCATGGCTGCCGGCCGGCATGGACGTCCGAGAGATAAGTGGCGAACGCTCCCGGGTCGATCACGTCGCCGTAGCTGTCGACGTTGCCAAAGACAGCGCCGTAGCCGGAAAAAGACATCACGTCGGTGCTGGACCCGGCCAGCTTAAGCTCGATCAAATCACACTGAATTCTATCCATCTTCTCCGCTCTCAATTTGCCGGCACATCGGCCGGGCCTTCTGGATCCGGCGTAGCGCCGACCATCATGTTTGCCGGTGTCAGCGGCTCGTCCAACCCATCAATCGGGTTCTGTTCCAGCTTTTCGCGCGCTTCATTTCGTGTCAGGATGCCGTTCAGCGTCAAAGCTGAGAGCGATTCGGATGTGTCCTTGAACGCGCCTCGCATCATCCCCTCTGCCACGAACTTGGCGTAAAAGCCCTGTTCTGCGTCCTTCTCGCTCAGCAACTGGCAATCAATCGACTGCTCGACGCGCGAGTACCAGGGAGAGAGGGTGTGGACGACGTGCGAGATGAACATCTGCTCGGCGCTGGCATACGTCGCCGCTTTGTCCGAGTACCCGGCCATGA